AAGAAACTCAGGAGACTCCATTGTCGAGCCAGTTGTGCCTCTATACATTTGAGCGGCCTCATCCAGAAGACCACCGCCGCCAAGAAGACCAGATACGGCACGTTCACCCGCAGCTTGAAATGGGTCATCAGCAGCAGCGCGAGTCATGCCTCTTTCTACAAGACTGCGTTCATAAGGAGAAAGAGTTTGGATGTCCTCAAGAAGACCCCTCTGCCTAATGTCTTGAATTTGATTTGCAAGCGCTTCGTATTCGCCAGCTATGTAACTTGGCGGGGTAGTTGACACAGTTTGAGAGCCACCACCGCCACCACCACCGCCGCCCAATAAACTTGATGCAGCAGCCGCGCCTGCGCCTGTTGCTAATGCCGTACCCGCTGCTGCAAAAAATGACATTTAATTCTCCAAACTTTCTATAAGTTTTTCTATGTGCGCCGTTTCTCTTGGCTCAAATTTAAAATCATCAAATGAGTCTGAGACAACCTCATCTTCTATATCACTAACAGATAAATTGTCAGTCCTGTGTACAGTCACAAACCTACAGTCCTCATGTGCCATGATAATACGCCTTGTTCCAGCTTTTGTCACGCCATAATACGGGGCTTCTATTGTCTCAAACCCTTCTGCGGTAATAATGCTCATCTTTCCCTCCAAGAGAAAGAAAGGGTGATTTTTAAGGTGAACCTTTGTCACAATTATTTCATTAGCTGGATTGAATATTTCTCTAATATATTGCCCATCAGCAAAGTTGTGCGTTTTTGGATTAAACGCATGAGCCTCATTATGACCGCGATGGCCCTCACTAGCCTCCAGCTTCTTAGTAAACTCAGTAACTTTTTCGTTAAAAAAATCTTGGCTACGTTTAAAAATTACAAAATCCCAAGCCTCATCAAAAGAAAAAGTATGCTTCAAACCAAGCTCTTCTGTTTTTTTTAAAAACTGTTCTCTAGCCTGCTCTTTTGTTAATGGCGCTTCCTGTATTTGACGCTCTATATCCTGCATTGTAGTCATGGCTATCTCCTTTAACCAATAATAACATAGGCAAGGTTGCTATTGTGTCCGTGGTTCTTGTGACCAACAACAAAACTGCCATTCAAGCGAGAGCTTATATATGGGTCAACATCATAGTAGTGAGAGTCCAAACCCGTAAACAATATTACGCTATTAACGCTTGCACGACGGTCAATTACAGTCGTTGATGTAGTACCGCTTGCCGCCGTAAACGTGCCAGTACTGTTAATCTTACCTTCCATAATATTGTTTACCACCTCAGAAATCTGACGTGGTGAACCACCTTCTTTGGGAAGATTGCGGAACTGGTTAGCCATTAGCGACGACCTCTAATCTGACCATCAACATCAACACCCTGCACATTTGTCCAGTTACCGCTCAAGTTCAATCGCACACGATGAAAGCGACCAGATGAGCGTACTGGACAGAAGTTATCACTGTTTAACGTCGAAGCTGCACCAAAGCTAACCTCAGCATTGTTAGAGTCACGAGAAGCAACCTGTGCAGTAATCGTAGCAGTTGAGCCGCTACTATTTTCGACATACGGAATAATGTTATTAACAAGGGAACTACGCCCCGCCTGCAAATCAAACTCGCCAGTCTCCACAATAGCATCAAGGTTTTCACCAGTGAATGTTTGAATCTTTTTGTCCTTTGCACCAGCAAAGAAAAACTCTCCCCCCTTGTAAACCGATGAATCAAGTGAACTAGGGAGAGTGTCCAGATTACTAGAAATAGCAGCAAGACCTTCAAGAGTATAACCAGCAGTGAATAAGGAAGCCATAGCGTCCAAACCAATATTAGCAGTACTCCAGCTATCCGTTGCATAGTTATAAATAATCAACTCATCAGGTGAGCCATCCCCAGAGTCAACGCTAGGATAAGACCAGACAACAATTTGACGGGAGGGGTCAACGACGGCGCTCATTCGAGCAGAGTTGTTTGACTGGAACCTCTTCAAAAAATATCTGTTTATCTTCTCTGCGCCAATCGGCTTAGAAGACTGACCATCAAATACATAAAAGCCATCATCAGAAAGATAAAATACATTGCGACCAACAGAGGCAACCGAACCAGAAATCTTACAGCCACGTTGTAATTGAACTTTATCAAATTCAAAGACAAGTGGAGAGCCAACATACTGCGCTCGTACAATACCCTTCTCCATTAGAATAGTTGCATACTCGCCGCCAACAAGTCCAGTCACTGCACCCATGTCAGATATGTCCTGAAAGTCAGCTTGTGTATTTGCACTCACAGCCCAGCTATCATAATCACCAATGCCAGACCATCGAACACGATATGGTTTCTCACCATCTGTAGTGTCATTAGTATATCCGCACATTACAAAGTCGCGCACAACCGCAATGAACTTTGCTTTGGGCGGAGTTCCAGCTAAGTCAGCAAATCGCCCTCCGCCAGCGGCGGTTATTGTTTGTATCGGGTCACTATAGTTGGTTGCAATAACGGCTTCCCCGAACTGAACAAATCGCCAGACATAACCATTACCAGTTGTGTAAGATGCGTCAGATGTTTTGGAAATATCATCTAAGCTAGAATCGGTAGCGTCAAATTTATAAAGAGAGTTTTCATCTCCGACATAAATTGCAGATGACGCAGAGTCATCTTTTGCAGCAAACATGCCCCTAATGAATTTGTTAGAAGCACCAGAAAAAGGAAGCACATCGGGCAGGTTGCTATAACCGTTGGCCGCTGGCACTACGTTAGTAGCAACAGTCGCTCCCGCATTTTGATACGGTGGTTGGTCAGGTAAAAATTGTCCTAGCTTAATCATTGTTCATTCCAACTCTCAGAGCCTTCAGAAACAACAGTCCAAATCTCTGTTCCCTCTGAAATCTCAGACCACGTTTCGCCTTCTTCAGTTACTATAGACCAATCCTCACCTAAAATCTCTACATCTGTTTCGGTAAATGTAACAACCGCAGATAGCTCGGAAGCTCCAATAAACTCTCCAGTTGCAGCAGCAGTAATTAGCGCCTGAGCTTTGGGGGTTGCAGAGCCAATAGCCAGAAGCCCGCCTACCGCAGTCATGGTTGCTGGGCCAACAACCAAAGATGCACCAAATCGAACACGGATACCATCCGATGTGATGGTAACAGTAACATTTGCGCTACCCTCACCAATCTGCACTCTTATCCCATCTGATGTAATGGTTGTATTTGCAGATAATGTAGATTCACCAAACTGAATCCTGATAGCGGAAGAAGATAATGTTGCAGATACAGAAGGTGTGGCCTCGCCTTCTCTAATCGCCACTGTCGTCCAAAAAAAAGCGTCCAACAATTCTTGGCGCATCTGGTCAAGATTGCCGTAAACATTTAGTTGGTCAAGGGGTGGCCCAACAACATCGGCCATAACTAGGCAGCCGTAATATCAATGCCTGATGCAGCAATCTTAAAGATGTCACCGTCAGCGATGGTTTTTGACGTGGTTAGGGCTGAGTGGAAAAGCAAGTTTCCAGAAGTTGATGCGTCCCAAAGACCGATATGGGTAATTGTACCAAAGTCACCACCAGAGGCAGCGGGGAACTCAATAGCAGCGCTATTAGACGCAGTGCCAGATGAGGAGGCATCAAAAGCAATAGTTTGACGTGAATAGCCGTTACCGCTTACCTCTGTGCCTGTGCCAGCATCAGTAGGGTCAGCAGTGTGTAGTGCGACATAAACATTTGCTGGCGAGGACGTACTAGACGTTCCAAGAAAATGGTCGAGAAACTTGTTCTCAAGGTAATCACTCATTGCGCTCATGTTAGTTCTCCATAGTCAGATTTCATTTGAAGAGCAGAACCAGCTTGTTTGCTGCGCTCTTCTTCGCGCTTAATTTCATCAATAGCCCGTGTAAACAACTGCTCGTAAACAGTCGTTTTTTGGTCATCCATTAAATATACACTAGCAGCAGCCAAAGCGCCATAGAGATATGCGTCAGGATGGCGGGTCAGTATTTCGTTTACTCCATTGCTGTCTGAAAGGTCTGGTATGCCTTCCATATATACAATCTCTGCCGTATAAGCAGAATCAGGTTCAGGAGCAAACTTAATCTCGCCACCAATAATTGTATAAGCGCGAGGCTTGCCCTGCGCGTTGCTTGCATAAAGCTCATCAAGTTTTGCTGGTGTGTAATACTCAAGAACCTCTTTTGGAGAGGTGTTTAGCTTTACAAGGCGAATAGAGCGTAAGTCAGTTGGCAAAGATACATATGCGTCACCGCCTGTAAGTGTGGCTGTCGCTCTTTTTTCTTGACTACGAGCGTTCATCTCACGAGACATACGAGACTCAGCAATAGAGATAAAATCAGGTATCTGCGCGGTCAAATCATCACGAGCCAAGAAGTTGGCGATAGATGTCTTTAGCTCGGAGTAATTTGTGATTGCCATTATACTGTACCGCCACTGGTTCTAAAAAACCGATTATCGTATTCGTTAAGCCACTTTTTCCAACCAGTAGGGTTATCCTTTGGCTGGCCTAGCTCTTGGATTAGCTGATGATACAACGCTGTGGGTATTTCCGCAACCTTCTGTTGGTGACGCTGTGTGTTGCCAATCAGCGAGTTTGAGCGGTACTCATTACGCTCCGCTGCGTTGCGAGAAAGCAAGGAGCTAACATCCTGACTGCTTTCAAAAATAATCTTTCCGCTTTCGTCAAAATGCGCCCACGTTTCTTTCCCCGTGACCGCATCTTTTTGTACAAGTTTCTTCTTCATCTTTCTCCCCTAAAGTGAACGGGGGTAGCCGAAGCTACCCCCTCAACACTTACGACAGGTCGTAAACAGCGCCATGCGCTTTTGGTGCTGAAACTTTGAGTGTCCATTCCGTAAGGATTTGGAACTTCTCAGAGTCACCCGTTTTCGCCATTTCTTGTACGGCGAAGTTACGGTTTGGCAATGTGCAGATTGAAGCGTAGTCACTGTCCAGCAGGTATACGCGGTCATCTGAAGCAAAGCGGTCGATTACAACGTCGAGCTGACCGAAATCGGACAGATACAGCGAAACCGACCCAACGATAGCTGCTTCACGAGGAGCAGTATAGTTGATTTGGTTGGTTGCAACTGAACCGCTGTTCAAGTCGCTGAAGGCGGCTTTCTTAGCAGGAGAAACAACCAGCATGTTAGGCTGACCACCATCGGTGTAAGCAGCTTGCATTGCAGTGTCGATTTGAGCCAGAGTCAAAGCGCGGTTCGTGCCTGACATATCAGG